CCCGGCAAACACCTGCCCACCGATCAAATTGATCGGCTTCAAGCCATACGGCTTGTCAACAGTAGGATATGCCATTAGTTACTCCAAAAAAGAAGTTATTTGCCTTTGCCAAACGAGACCGTAGTCTTCTTCTCACTGAAGAGGGGCATACGCTCATCGTTCAGCCTCATAAAGTTGTTGTCCACAGACTGCAACTGAGCCTTTGCTTGCTTAGCGTAATAGTCCTCACGCTGCTGCATTAGTTCAGCCGGAGCCTTACACAACAACAACCCGCCGATCTCAATGTTGTCTTTGAAACGTCCATTAGGATCGGCTTGCATCATCAATTTAGGCTGTTCAGAAACCTTTACAGGCTCCCAACCTTCCCGAAATTTTGCGGCTGTATTAGAGGGATCGGCCTGACCCATAATACTAGTCCGTATCCAGCGGAAGACCCAACCATCTTGCGGCTCCGGTTCAGGGAGCGTCTGAGGGGGTTTCCAATCCATTTTGCGCTGTGCGGATTCCCGATTTTCGAGTTCACGTGCGAGTCTATTCTCAGCCATTTTAGTTAGCCTCCAGTTTCATAAGTTCTTTTGCGTACTGTTCATTGCTCAGGCCCAATTTCTTGGCGATAGCAACTTGAGTCGGTGTCAGGCGTACCTGACGCGGCGCGGTTCCCCGCGTTACCGGAGCCACTACATTGGCTGGTTTTGTGCGAGAGGGCTTATCAGGCTCCCTCGTTTGAGTCACGGTATCCCCTTCATCGTTGTCAAACGCCTCGGGGAATCGCTTCCTCATTGTCTCGTCAACTCGGCGGTAATAATCATCGCTACGCGGATCTACACCAGACCGGACTAATTTTTCATGCAGGCCGAGCGCAAGGGCAGTCATCTCCTCGTCCACGTTAAACCACGTATTTTTTTGCTTCCAAGCCTCGGCCTTTTGGTCAATGACTGGAGCCGAATACGTAGGTAACGTCGGTACCTGTTGGTTTACTTGTACTCCTGAATCCTGCTGTTGTAAAGCAGGCTGGAACCGGGCGAACTGTTGCAACTTGAGTTTTGCATCAGTCAGCATTTCTTGAGCAACGGCGATTTGCTCAGCATCGCCAGACTCATAAGCAGTCTTTAGTTTATCTTTCGCTACACCTAGGTCGGTATTAGCCGCCTTAGTCATCTCATTAACAAAGGCTCTCTCCCCCACCCCAAGACGTTGTTTGAGGCGACGGTTCTCCTCCATCTGGGCTTGGGCAAAACGGTAGGTTTCCTCCCGCTCCCGCGCTGCACGCTCTTTTTCGCGGCGCTCGTCATGCCACGCCTTTTTCATCTGACCAAGACGCTTTTTGACCTTATCGGAATACTCCTCAAGGTCGTCATTCTCCAAATCGTTAACTACCTCTTTAGGCAGTGGCTTACGACCTCGGTCTTCCTCGGGTGTGTCATCCTCAACCTTTACTTCAATTTCGTCGTTAAACTCCTGTTTTGATTGAGTTTTTTCTGACTCAATTTCATCAGGAAATTTGAACTCGGTTTGTTCAGTAGCCATAAATTACTCCTATGCGCGACGGATGCCACGGGGGTCTTCAACCACCGCTTCCACCGTGTCGTCGTTGATGATGCGAAACTCACGTCCGTGGATGACCACGCGGGTGCCGGAATAGGGTCGTGTCAGCACAAAATCCCCCTCCTTACACCACGCACCGGTCGGGAAGCGGGTCTCATCCTTGTAGGCGAGGTCTCCCAATTTGACGACGAACAGGACGACCGTCGTCTGCTCCTCGACCTTCTTGGTATCCTCGGCCTTGATGATGCCGCCTTCGTACTCCTCCTCCACGTGTGGCACGGCACACAGGATTCGGTAGCCTTTCGGTTCTGGCAGGAGTTTGGCCTTGGTGGCTTCTTCCTGTGTCTTCTCTACATTGATGCTACTCATCGTCGCGCTCCAAGCGTTTTGCAAGGTCTTTTATGTGGTTCTTTGCGAGTTCAAGACCCTGTAATACCCCGCAAAGACGTTTGTATTCACCTTCGTCCAATTTGCCTTGGATAAGGGTGTCTACGATCAACATGCGCTCTTCTTGGAGTTTTGAGTCCAAGTACTCCAGAGCGTTTGAATAGGACATTTACTCCTCCTTTGCACCTTTCGGCGGTCGTAGCGCAGCCCGCATGGCTGCGTCTCTGGTTTTTGCGATGTCGATACCCATACGCACCCCTGCTTCCTGCTGCTTAGCAGACAGCCCGGTCTTGTGCTTCTGAACATCCACACCGAGTCGTGCAGCATCGATCTGCGTCCTGTTGGCGATCTCTTGTTTGCGAAGGTCGAGTTCATCGGCCTTGGTCGCCGCCATGATCTGCATCTCTTGCTGTTTGCGCTGCAGTTCTGCCTGTTTGAGTTGTGCCTCAAGTTGCAGTTCTGTCTGTTTGTTCTGAGCCTCCATCTGGATCTGCTGCGCCTTGAGTTGTAGTTCCTGCTGGCGAAGTTGCAACTCCATCTGCTGCATCTGAATGATGGGGTCTTGAGCCTGTTGCTGGGCCTGTTTGGCTTGAGCCTCCTGCACATCCTTTTGGAGCAGTTTGGCTGCAGCCTGTGCGGCAAGGCGAGATATCTCAATCTCGACAGCCTCTGGCAACACCATCTCCTTATCGTCTTTATCTTTCGGCGGGGGCGGAAGCGAAGCGCCCAACTGCTTCTCAATCTCACGGCGATATTGGAAGGCTACGTGCTCCATGATGTGCGCCATCGCAGCGCCCATGATCTCCTGCGCCTTCGGGTTCTGACCGATCATCTCCCGCAACTTTGGGTCTTGGATAGCCGACAAGTGAACCTGCAGATGCGCTTCGTGGTCCTGATAGATGAACGCTTTGGCGGGTTTGCCCGTCATGATGTCCATGTTCTCGGTTACCGGATCGCGGGGCTTCATGTCATCTAGATTCGGAATGATCTTCTCAGCGTTCTTAACGCCAAGCGTCTCAATCATCTGCCGATGCAAATACGGCATGTCATAGATGGCGGGAGCAGACTGGCTCAACTGCAGCACGGCTTGATACTGCACGATCTTCTGCGACATCGTGGCCGCGTTCGGGTCACTGACCGGGATGACATCCACATCATCGTAGTCAGCCTTCTTAGCCTTGCGATCACCGACCTCTGGTTCGTACGAATACTCATCCGGGGTGTTGTCGCGGATGATCGCAGCGAGGAGTTTGAACTCCTGCTTCATCGTGTAATAGATGCGGGCCTGAACCGCCGTCATGACCTTGAGGACACGCTCAAGCACAGCAAGGGTCGTGCCGACCGGAGCCTGCGAGGACATGTCAGAGATCTTCAGATCTGACACCGCAGCGAAACGACGGCCATCCTCGACCACCTTGTCCATCAACATAGCAAGGGTCTGGCTCGGCTCCTTGTACGGCAAGGGCAGGATGTTGTCGCGGATCGCACCCGAAGGCACGTCTACGTCGCGGAACTCTCCGGGAGCAATGGGGGTATCGTCCCCCTTGATACGCAGGCCACGTGACTTGAGACCACCCGGAAGATTGCTAAGAGTTCCTGCGTCGATAAGTTGACGAAGGAGCGAGGTGGCTGCCTTAGAGTGGCCGCCGATGAGATGAATAAGTCCAAAATAGTAGAAGCCAAAGCCGGGGATATACCCGTAATGCACAAAGTGCTGTCGCTTTGATTTGAGTTTGTCATCTTCGTTCCAGTTCCGCCTAATCGCCAGAACCGTCCCTGTCCCCTTCTCAATCGTCACCACATACGGCAACGCAATCCCTGTCTCGTTGTTGTCCTTATCGACATCGGGATAACCCGGCAGGTCGATACTCACGTGCATCTCAAGCAACTGAAACCTGTCGTCCATCGTGGCTGAGAAGCCTTGATCTTCAGCCTTTTGCTTCTCTACCTCGTCCATCGTGCGAACCGGGTCGCCCAAGTCAATGTCCCGATAGAACCCTGCGTACTGCAGTTTGATCAGTTCGTTCTTCGTCTTACGCATCCGATGCGTAACACGTTCAGCACCCTCCAGATTCGCCGCGCCATACGGCACGATGATGTCTTCAGCCGGGATATAGATCGCAGTCTGACGGTCAAGGCTGGGGTCGAAGTAGACCTTCTTGAAGGCGTTACCTGCCAAGGCGAGGCTGAGCAGCATCCGCTCGTGCTCAGGGCGGTACTCCTTCATCACCTCGGTCAACTGATAGTTCATGTCATCCGAGACACGGATGGCGGAGGCTTTCTTCTCCGAGGTCTCCTTACCAATGATCTTGGTCTTGACCGGCCCTGCCGCCGGGAAAGTCTCCATGATGGTCTCGGACTGAAACTTGACCGCCGACTCCATGAGGAGGGGGTGGAACACGCCACACGCGCCCGGCCACGGCTCCGTACGCTCTTCATACCTGATCCCTAGGATCTTCAAGCCCTTGACGTAGGTATCAAGCCAATCCTTACGCGAAGCAAGGTCTTGCTCATACTGGCCGATCAACTCGCCAGAAAGCGACCCAAGTTCGCCTTCACTCATGAAGTCAGCGAGGTTGGCATCAAAATCCTCGGCACGTGGGTCGTCTTTAACCATTTCGACCACCATGCCATCAACCCCGATAGCCACGCTTTCAGGGTCTTCAATCACGATTTCAATCGGTTCAGGAGCAGCAAGTGCTTCAAGACCCTGCGGAGCCTGCATCAAACTTTTATCGACGGCCATTTAGATTCTCCTAATAGTATCCAGCACCGCGACGATTCTTGAACCACCGTGTCGGTTCTGGCTCATCATTGGGCAAGCGGAGAAACCCGCCCTGCCTAAACCTCATGAGAGCCAAGGTAGTGGCGTCAACCAAGTCGTCATTTCGGCCAGAGGGGAAATCATTACATTCCTCAATAACTTCATGCGCCCAACGCCGGTCAGGCGACCAGACTATACCTGAAGAAAACAGGTCAGATACGGCATTTACGCGGCTGATCTTGTCCTGCCCCTTACCCGGCGTGAACTCACTAATCGGCACGCCCATGCGACGGAACTCTTGATAAAGCGCCGCACCATTGGACTTCTTTTCCACGATAAACGAGTCCGGTTGCCAACTTTTGTACTCCTCAAGTACGAGGGCTTTCAGTTCAGGGAACTCCAACCGCTGCTTGATGGCGTTCAACAGGATAATGTTGTAGTTTTTAGTCTCTTCGTTGAAAAACACGCCCCAAGTCAACAAGGCGTTGTAGTCTGACCGGTTGTTCTTCTCTTGGGCAGCGTCAAGCGACAGGATGATGTGCTCACAGTGGGGTGGGTCTTCCTTCTCCCAGACCCGCCACCACTCCCGCTTGATGAGCGCCCCCTCTTCGGAGGTCGGCTGCTGCATGTACTGGGCCTGCCAGTACCGCACATCCATGCTGGCTTTCTTAGCCAGCAACTCCTCGATACTCCAGAACTCAGGCCAGAGCGGTTTGTCGTTCAGGATCGCTGGGAACTCGACGACCTCCCACTCCTCCGCGTCTTCTTCGCGGGTCATGTGGTCCACGATCTTGCCGGTCAGGTCCATCTTCGACCACCGGGTCATAACCACGATGATTGCACCACCCGGCATCAGTCGTTGGACCGGGCCTGACTGGAACCACTCCCATGCTGGCTCAAATACGTCCGCACGACCCTGCTTAGCCTCCTGTTCAGAGTGAGGATCATCAATAATAAAGAGATCGGCACCACGGCCAGCAAGAGCGCCGCCAACGCCAATAGCGAAGTACTCACCGTTAAAATTCGTACCCCAACGAGAAGCAGACTTGCTGTCAACTTGGAGAGCCACGCCCGGAAAAATCTCACGATAAGGCTCCGATCCAACTAGGTTTCTGACTCGACGCCCGAAATTCACGGCAAGGTCTGCAGTGTGAGAGGCCATGATGACCTTTTTCTGCGGAAATTTGCCTAAAAACCACGCTGGAGCGAGGTAGGAGATCATCTCGCTCTTACCATGACGCGGGGCGATGTTAACGATGACCCGTTTTTTCTTGCCCTCTGCAATTTCCTCGAAAATCCTAGCCAATTTTTGATGGTGAGGCCCGACTTTGTAGCCGGGATATACGTGGGTAATGAAATCTAAGAAGGAATCCTTGCCTAAACGCTGCGTCAGTTGATTCTGGTACTGTTTTAGGAGGTCAGCGATGCGCCGCTTCTCCTTTTCAGGCATTGTTGGCAGGGCTAGTCGCAGTTTCTGCAACCCTTCAGGCGTTATCTGCTGCATTCTCGCCATCTACAACGTGGTATTCAACGTTCTCTAGCACAGATATAACCTGAATGAGTTCTTTTTCGACCTCTTCGATGGGCTTGATCACGTGTGTGATCTCGCTTCGCTTCTTGAAAGCGTCGATCCCGTCTACTTCGCCCAGCGTCTTCAACGCCTGCACGCGAAGTTTGCTGTCACTCGTCATCTCAATCTCTTTAACGAGGTTCGTTATGACGTAATTTTTAAGCGTGGCAAGGTCTTCAACGAGGGCATGGTTGGTTTTAGCAACAAGCCCTGCCAGAAAAGCGATGGTTTCGTTGGGGTATTTGGCAAAGTCATGTTTGATCTTGGGGTCATGCACCATTTGATGTGCTAAATCAGCAGCGGCTAACTGCTGGTCTTTGTTTGGCTCAATCAGAATCCCGCTCAAGTCCGAGAAGAACTTAATGGTTTTGGCACGCATTTCAATCTCTTCGGTCGATGTCAAGTCTGGCAACGCTTCCAAAGCATTGCTTGGCAGAGGTATGCCCTCTTCTATGTCAGGTACGAATGCGTCCACGTTCATATAACTATATATAAAAACAGCATGGTACCAAAAAGAAAAGGGGGTGGGTTTCTATACAGTAGGGGTGGGGGGTCAAAATTTGTGAAGTGGTTTGTGCGAATTCAGGGGTATGGGGGGTTGGCCGGAGTCCCAAACAGCAGCGGGTGGGCGGGATGGGGTAGGGTCGGGCCTGATAGCCTTTCCCCCCATAGGTGGAACTTGATTTGAGCAATGCGTTACCCTATAAGTAACTCACGGGTTGCAATATCGCACCCCGTTCACACAATCGGAGATTAATCATGTCTAACGCTAAACTCATTACCGCTGCAGAAAAAGCCTATGACTCTGCTGACTCACTTATTGACGCAGTAATGGCTATCGTCGCTATCGTACCTACCTTCCCCGAAAAGGTAACCGAACAGGATGAGGCCGATATCCGCGCCGGTCTGTTGAATCGTGCGAAGGCTAAATTCCCGACGCGATTCTTCCTGCGGGAAGGTGACACCTACACAATGGTCACACCTGCTGATGCCAAGAAAGCAGACACTAGTAGAGTGCTGTCGTTCAATGCCGACACCGTGATGAGAACGACCCCGCACGAACTTGGTCAGATGAAAACATCGGAGCCGGGCCGTCACAAGGTGGTCGCTGCAATGCGTAAGGCGGTGCAGACTAACGCATCGAACCGCTATACCTACATTGAAACGATAGCCCGACGCGAGCGCGGCATAACCGGGGTGGCTAGAGTCCCCGGCGAACTGATTACTCGCAGCATGAAAGCACTAGCCGGTATCGATAAGATGCACGCCACGGCTAGGTCGAAGGGTGTCCCGTCTGCATGGCCGCAAGAGGCTATTAAAGCAGCAGAAGCAGCATACCTTGCCAAAATTGAAACCTACACCAAGAAGTAACTAACGCGCCTACCTTGCCCCGACCGGACTAGTCCGGTCGGGGCTTTTTTTTGCCCTGCGTTTTGCAGGGCGCATCTTCGATGCCAGTTCCTTGTTTGTGTGAGCGTGCGAGGCTGCGCGACATCGCGTGGCTGATTATGTAATCAATCAACCGCCGCACCATTCAGGCCATTCCACCCATGGGTGGAAAATCAAATTGAGATTTCGCCGTAATTAGCCATTTTAGATGGGGTCAAAATTGATTGATTACGTAATTAACCTATAAATTGGGTTGAAGTTGATTAATTATATAATCAATCATGTTTTGTTCCAGTTTTTAGGTGTTTGTTCCAGTTTTGTTCCAGTTTCCAAAATCGACTGGAACACGCAAGTGCTTGATTACATTAAGAAAAAACGGGTTTGTTCCACTGTTCCAGTTTTTTCGGGATAGGGCGGGGGAAAGCATTTTAAAATCGTGCGCGAGAAAGTTTGCAGCGCGGTGAATCAACTTATCATTTTGCCAACCGCTCTCCCCCTAAAACACTGGAACAACGGAACAAAGGCACCATTTTTCACTACTTTCTACTACTATATATAAACTTAATTCTATTCTATCTAATAAATTCAATCACTTACACTTCTCTCACTCCCGCTCCGTTTTCCAAACTCTGTCGCATATGTAAACAAAAAACTGGAACAAGACTGGAACAACTGGAACAAACTCGATCCGCGTTCCACAACTTTCGTTCTTTGAAGTATTGACTTATATGTCTACCTTTGGTATACTATATGGGAAATGGGGAGAAAATCATGACGCGAGCAACGCTTAATTATGTTTCCACCCATGGGTGGAAAACGGAATCTGACGAGACAAGTGACTTGTGTGTGAAGTGCGGCGAAGCGGTAGATGCTAGGCGATGGGCGCTTGGCATCTACCTGTGTATGCCGTGTGGCGAAGCGAATGCCCAGCAGGTAGTACGGTGTGTAGTTCCCCTACACAAATCAAACTACATACTGGTTACTGACTTGGAAGACTTGAAAGGCATCAACAACAAAGGAGGATTTTACCGATGACTACCCCGCGAGACATCCCCGCCGATTGGTGGGTTGCACAGGACAGCGACGAGGCATGGCAACGGCAGATGGAGCAGATGCACTACGAAGCCATTGAAGACGCCATGCGCCAGTTTGGGCGCGAACTCAACGAGCGTTGGGAGCAGATGGAACTGCCGCTCGACGAGCCGCCACAGCCACGCCCTGTCCATCCGTTTTGAGCCAACCAAGTTGGCCGTGCCTATCACTTAATTAATAGAAGGAGACCTAATCATGTCATTACAGAACAGAGTGTTGTCAGTCGAAGCGTTCCAAGACTACCCCCACGCAATAAGTGGCACATGCTACCAAGGCGTAATCAATGTCCGGTACGGCGACCTAGTGCGACTGTTTGGTCAGCCACTGCCGGGAGATGCCTACAAGACTGAAGCCGAGTGGGTGTTGCGCTTCCACGACTACAACGCACACCGATACATCATCGTGACCATCTACGACTGGAAGGTTGGCCCGTCTTATTGTGGCCCAGAGGAGGGCATTGAACCCGAGTTCAACGAGGTGTGGCATGTCGGTGGACACAGCAGTGATGCAGTCCATGTACTGCACGACTGGCTGACCATGAACGACGTGCCGCTCATGCCGAACAATCGTTCGATGGTTGCTTGACTTATATGTACACTTTTGATATACTATTCATACTGGTAGAGCGTAAACTTTTGGCCGATATCAAGTAATTAATTTTCCACCCAAGAGTGGAATTCCACAAAGGAGCAAACAAATGTCTATCCAATTGACAAAGCCGAAGAGCCTGATCGATCTGTCTACATCTGCGATTCTGGTCAATGTCCGCACGACCGTGTGGACTGGCACACAGACCGACGACGAGGTGAGCGACGAGATTACCGCGCTCAAGAACACTGACCGTGATGCCGGTAAGTTCGCTAAACACTTGCTTGCCGGTGACCCGCAGCACAAGAAGTTGGTGAACCATCGCCAGACCGTACGCAATTGGTTCAAGCGTCGAACATATTCATGGGCAGGGCAGTGGGGAATCTTGCCGATTGTGAACTACCCCGCATTCAACGAAGAGTACAAGGCACTCGAAGCCAAACTGATTGAGTTGCGCGAGGACTTCCTCAATGCATATCCCAACAAGGTGAGCGACATGGCGTTCAAGTTGAACGGGATGTTTCGGCGCGAAGACTACCCCACGGTGGAAGAACTACGCAACAAATTCACCATGCGGCTGTATACCGCCGAAGTACCGCAGGGTGACTTCCGTGTGCAGATTGCCCACGACCTTGCCGAGGACTTGACCAATCATTTCAACAAGCAAGCGCAGTCCACCATCGACAACATGCTCAATCAACAGGTCAATCAGTTGGTCGAGGTCATGCAGTCGATATCCCACACATGTGGCGAGAATGTGGTCGAGCGTGAAGATGGTTCACTCAAGGTCACTCGCGGTCGCTTGCATACTGAAACACTCAAGAAAGCATTGGCTTTCTGCGACACCTTCAAGAAGTTCAACCCTGCCGGGGACACACGGTTGGATGCCATACGCATTGAACTGGAGCGGGTGCTGACTGGCGTGGACATGGACGAGTTGAAGAAGAACGACTCGACCCGCGCCTACGTCAAGGCAGAGGTCGATGACATCCTGTCGAAGTTTGGGTTTGGCAATTAATCACTTCCACCCATGGGTGGAATCACAACGAGGAGAAACACATGTCTAAATCTACAACTATCAACACTGCGCCATCCGTTGACATCAACGAGGCCGCCCGACTCATTGAGTTGACTGGCGAGAGCGTGACTTATGTCATCCAGTCATCACCGGGTCAAGGCAAGACTTCCATCTTGAAGTTGCTTGCCCAACGCAACGGTGACAAGTGGCGCAAGCCGGGGGATAACTTCCCGACTGACAAATATCAGTATGTCTATATCGACGGCGGTACGCTGCGCGAGAACGACCTGTCAATGTATATGCCAGACCGCGAGACGAAGACTATCGAGCAGTATGTCAGTGGGCTGATTGACTTCACTGACCCGCGACCGAAGGTGGTGATGATTGACGAGATACTCAAACTGCCGAAGTTGTTGAAACCGCTGGTCACTCGCTTGATTCTTGAGCGGTACATCGGTGACCGTAGATTGCCGGATGGCAGCAGGGTGTTCGGCACATCTAACTATTCGTCAGACGGTGTGAACGACAACATCGAAGCACACGTTGGCAATCGCATTGGCTTGCTCAACATGCGTGGGCCAAGTTCAAGGCAGTGGGCAGCGTGGGCGGGTGAGAACAACATCAGTGCGCTGACCCGCGCTTGGGTGTCGCTCAATGACTCTGCGTTTGCGTCATACAAAGACGGGGATGTGTCGGGCAATCCGTACGTGTTCAGCCCACGCTCGACCAATGTGTCGTTCGTATCACCCCGTTCGCTTGAGAAGAACGACTCTGTGGTCAAGTTGTGGGAGGTGCTTGGGTTTGATGTATCACTTGCTGCAATGTGCGGCATCGTGGGTCAAGCAGCAGCCGAGTCCATGGCGAACTTCTTCAAGATGAACAGTGATTTGATCAAACCGAACGACATCTTCACCAACCCCGAGAGCGTTCGCTTGCCAGAGAAAACCGCTGCGCTGTTCATGACGATGTTCAATCTGGTGGATGCTATCAGTACGAACGACGAGATGACGAGCGCGATGATGTTCATCAAACGAGCCACGACGAAGGAGTTGCAGTCCATCTTTGTATCGATGGTCTACGCTCCGAAGTTACACAAACTCGCCAAGAACAATGCGGCGGTGTCGCAGTTTGTAAAGGATAACCCAGAACTGTTGGTT